AAAGGCAAAAGGATCTCCAGAGGATTTTGAAATAGAAATAACAGAAGATCCTGTAAAGGAAGCGCAAGAAGAAGCTAAAGATGTAGCTAAAGAAAATAAGGCTGAACAACCACAAGAAGAGGATGACTACGGCCCAAAAGTTCAAAAGCGCATTCAGAAGCTGGTTCAACAGCGTAGAGATGCAGAAGTACAAGCTCAAGCTATACAAGAACAAAACGCACAGCTTGTAAAACGCCTTGAAAGACTAGAGCAAGGCAGTCAGCAAACAGCAGAGCAAGCCTTTAATCAGCGTTATAATCAAACCAAAGCAGCCTTGCATAAGGCTGTTGAGGAAGGTGACACTGAAGCTCAAGTCAATTTTCAAGAGCAAATGGCTGACATGCGAGCTGCTATGCGTATTGCAGAGATGCAAAAACAAAGCCAGCAACAACAGCGCACAGCATCGCCAACTGTTGGTCGCGCACAGCAAACTGCACAAAACCCACCACCCGAAAAGGCAATGCAATGGTGGAAAGAAAACAACTGGTTTAATGGTAAAGGCTTTGAACGCGAAACAGCAGCAGCAAGAGCGATTGATGTCCAGCTAGACTTGGAAGGCTATGATAAAAACTCAGATGAATATTATGAAGTTTTAAATGACCGTTTACAAAAAGTATTTCCTGAACTATCTTCAGGATCAAGTCCAAGTAAAAAGCGAACAAAAAGTAGACCACCAGTCGCCCCAACTACAGGCGGTTCGCCAAACTACAAGGGCAATAGAGTACGGATGACGCAAGAACAACTCAGGATGGCTAGAGAGCTTGGCATCAATGATGAAAAGAGTCTTAAAAAATACGAAGCCGAAATTCGGCGTCAACAAAGGAGCCAGTAATGTCTGAGAAAAGAAATGTTCGTGCAAACCAAACTCGCAATTCTGTGCGTGACGAAGAAGCTCGTCCAATGACAGCATGGAAACCACCAGCACTTTTGGACGCCCCCGAAGCACGTCCCGGCTATGTCCAAAGGTGGGTAGCTACCTCGATTCAGGGTAAGGACACTCCAGACAACGTGTACAAGCGTATGCGTGAGGGGTGGGAACCACGCCCTGCTGATTCTGTGAAAAGTAAGTTGTTTCCGACTATTAATCACGGCCAGTGGGAAGGTTGCGTAGGCATCGAAGGAATGTTGCTTTGCGAAATGCCACAAGAACGGCATAAAGCCATGAAGGAATATTATTCAGGCAAAAATGCAGAGCAAAACGAATCCGTTGTCGGTGATCTTGAAGCGTTAGGACGGCGTCATGGGCAACCAATCTATCAAGATCGGAAGTCCGAAACGAGCCGTGGCAGATCTTTATCTGCTGCAAGTGATTAAATTAACGCTAAAAGGAGCGAATAAATGGCTAATGTAGATGCAGCCTTTGGCTTTGTGCCAGTTCGTCATATGAGCGGTAATGCACCTCGCGCTAACAAATACACTATTACCTCTGGTTTGGCAGAAAACATCTTTACAGGTGATCTGTGCATCCTAACAGCGGATGGCGTAATCACGCCACATACTGCTACGGAAACAAACAATATCGGTGTTTTTGGTGGAGTTTCATATACCGCAAGTGATGGATCTTATGTTTACAGTCAATACTGGCCTTCAGGAACGACTGCGACAGAGATTATTGCATATGTGTACGATGATCCGTACATTGTGTATAAAGTTATGTCAGATGGATCTCCTGCTCAGACAAATATCGGCAATTGTGCTGATGTTGTTGCTGGCGCAGGTTCTACAACGACAGGACAATCAGGCTTTGAATTAAATTCAACAATGAGTACAGGAACTGCTTCCTGTAAAATCATTGGACTTTACGAAGCTCCTGATAACGCATTCGGTGCTAACGCTATCGTTGAGGTGCTTATTAATGAGCATATCCTCAAAGATTCTGCTGGCATATAGGAGGGTATGAACAATGGCTATGAATAGAGCGCAATTTGCGAAAATGCTTGAGCCGGGTCTGAATACTCTTTTTGGACTCGAATACGACAGTTATCCAGCCGAATATGAGGCGGTCTTTGAATCAAATACTTCTCAGAGGGCATTTGAGGAGGACGTCCTCTTGACTGGATTTGCAGCAGCACCAACAAAAGACGAAGGCGCTGCAATAACTTACGACACAGCTTCACAACAGTGGACTGCGCGTTATCAGCACGAAACAATTGCTTTGGCTTTCTCAATTACTGAAGAAGCTGAAGAAGATGGTCAGTATGGCTCAATTGCTTCGCGCTATACAAAGGCACTTGCACGTTCAATGTCTTCTACCAAGGAGATCAAAGCGGCAAATGTTTTGAATAACGCAACATCAGCAGGTGTATACGCTGGTGGTGATGGCGTGGCTCTTTTGAGTACATCGCACCCAACCACCAACGGTAATCAGTCGAATACACTATCGACTGCTGCTGACCTATCCGAAACATCACTAGAGTCGATCCTCATTCAGATTGCTGATATGAAGGATGATCGTGGCCTTCGGATTGCTGCACAAGGTACAATGCTTGTTATTCCAACAGCATACACCTTTACAGCAGAGCGTCTGCTTGAATCACAGTTACGCACAGGAACTGCTGATAATGATATCAACGCAATCCGCTCTGGCGGTTACTTGCCACAAGGATATCATGTCATGCGCCGTCTAACAGACAGCGATGCATTTTTTGTGACCACTGATGTTCCTGATGGACTGAAAATGTTCCAACGCTCGCCTATGAAAAAAGGCATGGAAGGTGACTTCGAAACTGGCAATGTTCGCTACAAAGTACGCGAGCGTTATAGTTTTGGCTTTACTGACTGGCGTGGCATCTTCGGAACAGAGGGCGCAGCTTAATCCAACTATTTCCTCCCTGTTGGAATTAACTGGGGCAACTTCGGTTGCCCCTTTCTTTTTATCTAAAGGTATTGTATCGTGCTAATATCCCTGACAGTTGCATTGGGCAACTGACACTAGCCACGACAGGAGATACACATGGCTAATTCTACTTTCTCAGGACCAGTACGTTCTGAAAACGGCTTTAAAAACATTGTTAAAAATTCCACTACAGGCGCTCTCACAAGTGAGATGACTATGTCTGTGTACACAGCTACTGTGACTGTAGCTAATGGTGCAACAACAGGCAAAGAATCTGCAATCGGTATTCCATCAAACTTTATACCTATGGCTGTAATGATTGCCGTAACTGGTGCAGCATCAAACAGCGTAACTCTTAATGATATTGGAACAGATGCAGATACTGATGGTTTTGTAGATGGCATATCTGCTGCTGTAAACAGCACAGGATTTAAAGGATTTTTTCCCTGTAATGGCGTTTTAGGTATGTCTGGTGGCACAACAACGGCTGCTACAGAAACAGCAGATGAAGTTGAAATTGTGCTTTCTGGTGATCCCGGCGCTGATACCACTGTTGTTATGAAGTTTATGGGTATTTCAAGCTCATCAGATGCTTCTTAATTATTATAAGGAGTTATCGATATGGCTGATGCTGTAACCTCACAAACTTTTGTTGACGGTCCACAACATGTTGTAATGAAATTTACAAATATCTCTGACGGCACAGGAGAAAGTGCAGTCAAAAAAGTTGATGTTTCTGCGTTATCTTCAAACTCAGATGGTGTTGCATGTTCTGGTGTTGTTATTGAAAAAATTTGGTGGCAGTGCATTGGGATGAAAGTTCGCATTTTATTTGATGCAACTACTGATGTAATGGCCATTGAGCTTGGAGAAAACCAAAGTGGTGATCACGATTACACTTCTTTTGGCGGTCTTACTAACAACGCAGGAAGCGGAAAAACTGGTGACATAATGTTTACCACAGTTGGTCATACTTCTGCTGATACATATACGATCATTATGTATATGCGGAAAAAATATGGCTGATGTAAAAATAGGTGATTAGATGGCAACGTCAGGAACTTTTGCTTTTCGCCCAGATGTTGAGGAAATAATTACCGAAGCGTTTGAGCGTTGTGGTTTAGACACGCAACTCCAAACTGGCAATAGGGCTGTGTCGGCAAGGCGCAGCCTTAACTTGCTTTTTTCCGAATGGGCAAATCGCGGTATTAACTATTGGGCTGTTACGCAAAATACTCTCACACTTGTAAGCGGAACTTTGTCATACTCATTACCAGCACAAACAATAGATATTATAGATGTTGTCGTAAGAGATAGTGCTGGCACTGATACATCTGATCAAATGATCAACCGTATATCAATCTCAGATTACAACCAACTTCCAAACAAAAACTCCAGTGGAAAACCAAGCCAATACATGCTGGATAAACAATCAACTCCAGTAATTTATCTTTGGCAAGTGCCAGACAGAACAACGTATAGCCTTAATTATTGGGCTGTTAATCAGCTAGAAGACATTACTGCGTCAAATCAAGATGCCGATATACCATACAGATGGAATGAATGCATTTGCGCTGGTTTGGCAAGCAAGCTGGCTTTGAAATTTGCAACGGATAAATTTTCAATACTCAATGAAATGTATGAAAGAGCTTTTAACTTTGCAGCATCTTCGGATAATGACGGTGTAAGTTTGAGGGTTCAGCCCACTGCGCTGAATTTATATTGATGGCAAGAAGAGCTTCAGGTAAATACAGCAAAGCAATAAGTGACATAAGCGGTCTGGAAATTCCTTACAGACAGCTAAGAACCAACTGGAAAGGCCAAAGAGTTTCTCCAGAAGATTATGAACGAAAACAACCACAAATAACACCACCTAAAGATGTACGTGATGCAACGGCATTGCGATCTTCAAGACCAGACAATGATCCAGAAGATATAATTTTCTATGTCGGTTTTAACTACAGCATTTTTACACCAAGAAACGAAAGGCCAAATATTGGTATCAGTGGATCTGGCAATGTTGGCTTTATAAGTGTGAGCATTTCGTAATGGCGCTGAAGTACGCAAGAGGCAGAAAATCTATGGCGATCTGTGATCGCTCTGGCCTTCGCGTCAGATATAAGGATCTCAAAACAACTTGGGATGGACTTAGAGTTGCGCCTGATCAGTGGGAGCCAAAACACCCACAGCTTACACCAAGAAAAAATGTCTTTGATGCAACTGCCCTGTTTGATGCAAGGCCAAATAAAGATCCTGAGAATGTAGAAATATTTATAGGATTTAATTACGATCCGTTTGTAGACATCAGAGATCGCCCCTCAGTGGGTGTAAGTGGATTTGGTGCTACTGGTCTGGCATTAGTCGAAACCACCATTACTGAGACTGGTGTGGGCGGCACAGGTGCTGTTGGGGATGAGGCATTAGAGCTTTCTATCGATGAAGATGGCGTTGCAGGTACAGGTGCAGTTGGAACTCTTGCATTTGAATCCACTATTACTGAGACTGGTGTTGGTGGTACTGGTGCTATTGGCGATGAAGCATTAGAGCTTTCTATTGACGAATCTGGCGTTGCAGGCACTGGTGGTGTAGGTGTTGAAATACCAGTAGTTCAAGTTACTGGAGTTTCTGGTAGTGGTGGATCTGGTTCTGTTGGAATTGAAGCACTTAACTTATCTATAGTAGAAACTGGAGTTGGAGGAACAGGTGGCGTTGGTAATGAAACTGCTCAAGTTCTTGGTTGGGGTCAAGAAGGTTGGGGCAATGAAGGTTGGGGTGAATAATGAATTACACGCAGCTTAAAACAAACATTCAAAATTTTCTTGAAGATGATAGCACAGAATTAAGTAGTTCGCTTGATGAAATTATATCTCAGGCTGAAGAGATGATCTTTCAGCGTCTGCCTAATCTGCCATGTTTTAGACAAACAACTTCAGCCAGTCTTGTGGCTGGAACAGCAGAATATACAGTTGCAAATGCAAGAATGATTAGACAGGTATCTGTAACAAGCTCAAGTGTTTTAAATTATCTTGATCACAGAGTTGATTCTTATTTACGTGATTATTGGCCAAACGCCACTACGCAAGGAACGCCAAGAATATACAGCACAAAAAATGCTGGAACGTCTGGTACAGTTATTATAATAGCGCCCACTCCAAGCTCAACAGACAGTTATCAGGTCGATTTTATTGCTCCAGAAACAGGTTTGTCTTCAACCAATGCAAACAGTTGGATTGGCGATCACGCAGAAAATGTGTTACTATCAGCATGTCTTTACGAAGCATCAGCCTTTCTCAAGGCTGGAGAAACCTTGGCGCTTTACAAGACACAGTTTGACGAAGCAGTACAATTATTTGTACAAGAAATGCAGCGTGATTACGCAGCGGAATATAACGGAGGCTAATAATGGCTATCACACAAGCAATGTGTACATTGTTCAAAAAGGATCTGTTGCTTGGTGATCATCACCTAGATACAGACGATATACGAATAGCACTTTATACAAGTTCAGCAGATCTTAGTGCAACAACAGATGCTTACACAACAACACAGGAAATAACAAATGCATCTGGTAGTGCTTACACTGCTGGAGGTAAACAGCTAACGAGTGTTGCAGTAGCTGAAAACAGCACCAGTGGGGTGTTTGATGCAGCAGATCCTGAATGGACATCAGCATCTTTCACAGCTAATGGTGCATTGATTTATAATAAAACTCTGTATGATTCTGACAACAACAGAGGTGCAATAGCAGTTTTGGCTTTTGGTGGAGATTTCACAGTAGCTGGCGGTACGTTTAAAATTGTATTCCCAGCAGCTACAGCAAGCAACGCAATCGTAAGGATAGATTGATATGGCTAGTACCTTTGTAAATGACCTTCGCCTCGAAGAAATGGCCACTGGGGAAAACTCTGGGTCATGGGGTACAAAAACAAATACCAACCTTGAACTTATTGCAGAGGCTTTTAGCTATGGCAATGAAATCATAGGTGATGCCGATACATCCATTACAATGGCTGATGGCGCTTCTGATGCGGCCAGATCTTTCTTTTTAAAGATTACATCAAGCGCAAGTTTAACCACAACGCGAGTTATTACGCTTGCACCAAATACAGTCAGTAAAGTCTGGATGATTGAAAATGCCACAAGTAACGGTCAAATAATTACAATTAAACAAGGATCTGGCGCTACTGTAAACATTGCCAATGGTCAAACCAAAATGATTGCCACTGACGGTGGTGGAACTGGTGCTATTGTTTACGATTTAATGCAAGATTTGTCTGTGCCTGACTTGTTTGTAGACGATGATCTTACATTACAGTCTGACGGTGCTGTTCTAAACTTTGGCGCTGATAGTGATATAAATCTTACTCATACTGCTGATACTAGCTTGACTCTTGGTGGCGCTGGTTCGACTACTGGTTTGCTTATAAACAATACAGCCACAGACGGTGATCCATTTCTTGCGTTTGCTCTATCTGGCACTCAAGTCTTTACGATGGGTGTTGATGACGGTGACGGTGATAAATTTAAAATCGGCACCACAGCAATCGGTACAAACACCAGACTGACAATAGATAGTTCTGGCAATACTACTTTTAGTGGAACAGTCACAGCCACAGGCACTTCTGTGTTTGCTTCATTAGACATCTCCGGTGACATAGACGTAGACGGTACAACTAATCTAGATGTTGTCGATATTGATGGCGCTGTAGATATGGCGTCCACGTTACAGCTAGACGGTGCAATAACATTAGGCGTGGCGGGATTAAGCAACGGTTTTATAAACAGCCCAAGTGGAATATTTGTAAATATTGACTCAGACAACAATCAAACAGATCGTTTTTTTGATATTCGTAAAGATTCTACAGATGGCTCTGGCACACTTCTTTTTCAAGTTTTAGAATCAGGTGCTGCTACATTTGGGGGGCCTGTTACTGTAGATCACACTGATGGTACGGATAACATTAGTTTGACTTCAACAAGTTCTGGAGGTGTTGTCAATGTTCGTGATAGTTCTGGTACCGCAAAAATTACTTTAGATGCTAGAACAAGCAAAGTAGGAATTGGTACTACCACAGTTGGAGATAAACTTGTAGTTCAAGGTGATTCATCAGCAACGGCGTCAATCGTAATACAAGACCCTACAGCAGATGATCACGGTACCCATCTAAGCTACGATGACGCAAATAGCAAAGCCATCTTTGGTGGTCTTACCAACGGGACTAAAAACCCTGCCCTTAGAGTCGCTAGAGATGCAGCTAGTGGGATTGATATCGACAGCAGCGGCAACGTGGGGATTGGAATCTCAAATCCAGCAAAAAATTTAGAAATACGCACTGATGCAGGTGATGAGGGTATTTTAGTCAAATCAACAGGCGACACAAGTAATGAAATAGCTGGAGATGCTAATCGTACTAGTGCAGATGCTGCTCTTTTAGGAGTGACAGGTAAATGGAACGGTACGAGTGTAGGTCAGATTTTATTTCAAGCAGGTGCTGACACTACTAATAAAGACGACGGTTTTATAGCTTTTAGAACCAGCAGTGCAAATAATATTACGGAACGTATGCGCATCGACAGCAGCGGGTTGGTAGGAATAAACAACACTAGCCCATCCTCACAAGTCGCTGGGGCTGCTGATCTTGTCATCGGCGACACTTCAGATGCAGACAGCGGAATGACATTTGTCACGTCAACTACTGGTCAGGGTCTAATTCACTTTTCAGATGCCACAAGCGGTGATGCACGTTTTGATGGGTTTATTGGTTACGAACAAAATAACCGAGCTTTAAAATTTGGTACGGCACAAGTGGAACGTATGCGCATCGACAGTTCTGGTCGGGTCATTATGGGGACGGCTACAGACAGCAATGCCCATTCCAATGCTGATAATCTCATAGTAGGAAATGTTCCAGCGTCAGGCGTGAATGCAGGGATAACTCTTGTCAGTGGCGATAATGCAAATGGAGCAATTCATTTCTCTGACGGAACTGCGTCAGGCAATGCAAATATTCAAGGTCAATTTATCTACGACCATTCTCAAAGTGATTTTTTGTTTTACACAGCGGCTGCTGAAAGACTGAAAGTCAACGCAACTGGTGTTACTATCACTGACGGTGACCTCATAATAGGCACAGCAGGTCACGGTATCGACTTTTCTGCGGCAGCTTCTGGCCTCTCTGGACGTAGTAATAATTTACTTGACGATTACGAAGAAGGTACACATGATCCAACTGTAACTTGCAGTACGTCAGGGACCATCACTGTAAATTCTTCTTTTAACACTTTATTTTATACAAAAGTTGGTAGGTTGGTTAATGTCGTTGGTAGGATTGCTGTAGCTAGTGTAAGTTCTCCAGTTGGTTCAATAATTATTACTTTGCCTTTTGGTTCAGGTGATGTGCACGATGCATCTGTTGCCGCCAATGTTTCTATTAATGGTATAGCTTCAGGTGATATAGGTGACTTTTGGGCAGAGGTTGACCGAAATCAATCAAGAATTGTGATTTATAAAACTGGGGGAACAAGTGTATCTTCTACTTCAGCACAAGAAATGGTTTCAGGTTCAGATATTAGAGTGATGGTTACATATCAAACACAATAACCCTATAAATGTAGGGTCGGACAGTCCAAGCCAAAGGAGGTAACAATGGCACAAGGCGACATAACAAAAGAAATAGAGTACGATAAAATTGAGGTAGTAAGCACTTGGAACATACAAGTTCGCAAGGCTACAAAGATTATGGAAGAAGGGTCTGGTGGTTCCAAAACAGAAATTAGCCGCAGCTTTCACAGGCATGTATTAGTGCCGTTTGATTCAGTAAAAGCTGAAGATGGTAATTGGACACATACACCCACAGACATTTCTGGTGAAGATGCAAGTGTGCAAGCCATAGCTAATGCAGCATGGACAGACTCAGTGAAGACAGCATATAAAGCTATGGTTGAGGCAAGAGGAGCATAAACATGGCAATCACATACACATGGACGATTAGTCAAACCGAATATGAAACTACAAGCGGAAGCAAAGGCATAGTAACATTGCACTGGCGCTGCACAGCAGTTGATGGTGAGCACTCTGTAAGCTCGTATGGCACAACAGGTCATACGCCTGATCCATCAGATAGTAACTTTATAGCGTATGCTAGCGTCACAGAAGCTAACTGCATTGCTTGGGCGCAAGCAAAGCTAGACAAGGATGCCACTGAAGAAAATCTCAAGAAAGGCATAGATAACCTAAAAAACCCACCCACCATGAGCGGCACTCCTTGGGCCGCATAATTTTAACCTAGAAGGAGATCACGATGGCTGAGAAACAAACAAAATCCATCACGATAAACGACAAAGAATACACGGAAGACCAGCTTAATGACCAACAGAAAGTCATGGTCAATCATGTGTTAGATTTAGATCGTAAGATCGGTTCTACGCAGTTTAACCTTGACCAGTTACAGGTTGGCAAGCAAGCGTTTGTGGAAATGTTGACAAAAACTTTAGAAGAGCCACCAGAGGATATAGCAGCAGAATAATGGAAATGGACGCGCTCATAAACGTGGGGCTGACCGCCGCAATAGGTGGTCTAGGTTGGTGGTTAAAAAGCCAGCATGACGAACTTGGGCGCGTTCAAATTCTTCTTAATAAAACAAGAGAAGAGTTAGCAAAAGAGTATGTTAGTAAAGTAGAAAATAATACGGTCATGGATCGTGTTATGGATAGGTTTGACAGGTTAGAAGAAAAAATAGATCGTTTAATGGAACGCTAGGTTTGGCTCATGGTAGACCCTGCCACCGCACTTGCTCTCGCTAGTAGCGCATTTCAAGCTATCCGAAAAGGTTGTCAGATCGGGCGTGATTTAGAAGGCATGGGTAAAGACTTGTCCAGATGGGGCAAGGCGATGGCTGACTTTGATTTTGCCGCAAAACAAATAGAAAAACCTCCTTGGTATAAAGCAATGGGTGGCGGGATCGAAGCTCAAGCTATGGAATTGTTTGTGCAGAGGCGTCAAATACAGGCCCAACGTGATGAGTTAAGAACATGGATCAGTGGTACATTGGGGCCGTCTGCTTGGAATGAGTTGCTTAAAATAGAGGCTGAAGTACGTCAGGCTCAAAAAGAACACGAATATCGCCGCATTGAATTAAAACAAAAAATAATAGAATGGACGCTTGGCATTTTTCTTTTTGTCATTTCTGTTAGTGGGTTGTTTGTTTTAGTTTGGTTGTTGAGGAGCGCAAGCCAATGATTGATCCTGTAGGGGGTATGCCATTTGCTATTGATGCAAATGTAAAAGCTGCACGTCAAAGCATCGAAAACCATCAAGAACAACAAAATATAGAACGTGAGCATCAACGTGTCTACAGGCAACAAAAAGTCGTAGAACAGCAACAAGTTGCTTTACAGTACAGTTATGATAGATTGGGCGATAAGAAAGCTGTGGAACAGCCACAGGGTTCACAAGTTGATATAGAGGTGTAAAGTGACAAACACTTTTGAAAAAATACTTGAATATAAAATATTACCGCGCATTATGATGCTGGTCATGACTCTAATGTACATTCGCTGTATCGAATGGGCGTTAAATCAACCAGATTTATCAACACAGCAAAGCGCCTTAATATCAGTTGTCACCGGGGCAATGACTGGCGCGTTTGCCGTATGGTTAGGTTCAGAAAAATGAAATGGTTTTCGCTTTCCTTTTGGTCGTCTTTATTGACGGGCAACAAGTCCAAATCGGAGGAGTTGCCGCCTTCAGAGACATCCATAGATGCAGTTTCTTTGCAAAAGAAATCGAGCGAACAGGAAACGAAACGTGGACGACCAAAAGGGTCTACGTCCAAAACAAAATCCAAGCCTACTGTCAGCCAAAGTTCTTCCCAAAAGAAACAAAATTCTGGGACTAAAAATGTCAAAAGAAGAAGAGGCAGACCGCCTAAGAAAAGCACTGGATGAAACTAAAGAACAGGTACGCATCATGGGATTACAACTTGATGACTACGAACATGCTCTTCGGGATGTAGAGTCTGGTAAAGATGGCTCAATGACTGAATATCAACGGGCTATTTATAAAATGTTTACAGCTTTTATAGGTGAAAAATGATTACACTTTTGGGAAGTTTACTTGGCTTTGGTACATCTTTTTTACCAGAAGTGTTAAATTACTTTAGAGCAAACCAAGAACACAAACATGAACTTGAAAGAGCGCAGCTTGAAATGGATTTAATGTCCAAACGCGCTGAGTTAAAACTTAGTATTATGGACAAGGAAGCGGATATAAAAGAGACAGAAGGATTGTATAAGCATGATAGCATGGATGCAGGAGGCTTTATTAACGCACTACGAGGTTCTGTCCGTCCTGTCATTACTTATTGTTTTTTTGGCCTTTTCGTTGCCATTAAAGTAACTGCGCTGTTGGCATTGCTTAATGTTGGACATGACATGGGGCGCGCCTTGTCATTGATATGGGATGACGCTACGGCTGGATTGTTTGCTGCCATCATGTCATTCTGGTTTGGTAATCGTGCAGTCAGTAAATATATGAAGGTGAAGCCATGAGTTTTAAATTAAGTCAAAGAAGTCTTGATAATCTTGAAGGCGTGGATGAACGTTTACAAGCAATTGTAAAGGCAGCTATTCATAGCACAAAAGTAGATTTTGGATGTATTTGTGGACTTCGTACAATTGAAGAACAGCGTGAGTTGGTTGCAAAAGGCGCAAGCCAAACCATGAAGTCCAAGCACATTGATGGTAAGGCGGTCGATCTTTTTGCATATATTGGTTCGCGTGGATCATGGGAGTTAAACTTGTATGATGATATAGCAGATGCAATGGCACAAGCGGCAAGAGATGTAGGCGTGGGTATATGTTGGGGCGCGGCTTGGTCTACAAAAGATGTTTCATACCCAATGGATATGCGGTATTGGGACGGTACAATGGAAAGTGCTATGAACGCATATGTAGATAAAAAACGTAGTATGGGTAAACGCGCATTTATTGATGGTCCACATTTTGAGTTGATAGATTAAATGCCTTTACAGCTTCTTAAATATAATCCCGGTATTGTAAAAGACATCACAGAGTATTCTGCTGGAAAACAAGGTCCGTTTTGGGTTGATGGGGATTTGGTGCGTTTTAAAAACGGCTACCCAGAAAAAATAGGTGGATGGCAAAAAGAAGCTATTAATGGCTTAGACGCCTCTGGAAATATTACCACTGCTCCAACACAATTAACTGGCATAGCTAGAAAAATGGTGTTTTGGAGAGCCATATCAGATGGTGAAGATTATTTGGCTGTTGGCACTCACAATCATTTGTATATTGTTCTTAATGGATCATTGTACGATATTACGCCACTTAGAAAGACATCCAGCAGTTTAAGCAATCCCATAGCAACTACTGATGGCAGTACAACTGTTGTCATTACAGATGCATCGCATGGTGCAAGAGATGGTGATTTTGTTTGTATTACTGGAGCAAGTGCCACAGGTGGCATAGCAGCAGATGATCTAAACAGATATGCTGGATATCAAATTACAGTCATCAATACAAACACGTACCAATTTACAGCGCCTTCAGCAGCTACATCAACAGTATCAGCAGGTGGTGGAACTGTTTCTATAAAATACCTGATTGGCAATGAAGCTGGCCTTGGATCTCAAAGCGCAGACCCAGCACTTGGTTGGGGCGTTGGTGGTTGGGGTGGATTTGGTCTTGGCGGTACATCTGGAACAACAAATCAAGGTGCTATTCAAATTGGATCTGAGGTAATTACTTATACTGGTGTAAGCACAAATACTCTAACTGGATGCACTCGCGGTGCTAATAGCTACAATATAACCACAACTTTAGCTAGTGAATTAGGATCTGGAGTAACTACAGCAACATTATCTAGCACAGACGATTTTACAACTGGTGGAACAATTGTAATTGGTAGCGAAACCATAACATATACTGGAGTTAGTGGGCAAAATTTAACTGGATTAACTCGCACTATTGCAACAGTTCACACTGCTGGAACTCTTGTTACAAGAACATCAACAGCACAAGCTCACAGCAATGGAGCGACAGTAAGTTTATTTGGAGATTCAACTGTTCAAACCACACTTAATGAAGCGTTGGATGCAACTGAGACAGAAATAGATTTAACAAGCGCAACAAGTTTTTCAGGTTCAAACTCAATGGGCTGGAACGATCCAGCACTTGTCGATGTTGCTGATGTTGCCCTAGACAATAGCTCTTGGAGCTTAAATCTTTGGGGCGAGGATCTTCTGGCCACAATTCGTGGCGGTGCGATATATCGATGGGATACATCAGGCGGCATAGGCAATAGGGCTGTTCTTGTTTCATCTATATCAGGCGCAGAAAGCGTACCCACAGTGGCGCGTGTTACAACTATCTCATTCCCAGATCGGCATTTTATAGCTGGCGGCACACAGGCATATGCAGTTGGTGGCGGTGGTGATGTTGATAACATGCTTGTGCGATGGTCAACACAAGAAGATTTTACCAAGTTTGGTCCGACATCGCTTAACACAGCAGGTGATCAAAGACTTGAAGTTGGCACAAAAATTGTTGCTATGGCCAATGCAAGAGAAGAAACAATCATATCAACAGATGAAGCCATTTATGGCATGACATTTGTTGGTGAACCATTTATCTTTGCTTTTAGATTGCTTGCCACAGATGCTGGAGCGGCTGGTCTTAATACAATGATGAGCGTTGATGGCAACGTATTCTGGATGGGTAAACGTAATTTTTTCATCTATGATGGTATTGTCAAAGAGCTTCCATGTTCTGTTCAGTATTTTGTATTTGATCGTATGCAAACACGTTACATCGATAAAGTTGTTGTTGGTCATAATAAAAAATTCAAAGAAATAACTTGGTTTTATGTAAGCACAGCAAATAGTGCAGGAGAAACAAATCCAGAAAACGACAGCTATGTGACTTATAATTATTTGGAAAACGCATGGTCAATCGGAACAATGGACAGATCCGTATGGAGTGACAGCTTTGGTGTAAGATCTGTTCCATTTGCATTTGATCCCAGTGGTATTTTATATAACCATGAAACAGGAACAAACGCCAATGGTGCGGCTATGGATTGTTTTATTGAAAGCTCTCCAAGAGAATTAACTGTGGAAGGCAATAATCTTTACATGGTCGATAAACTTGTGCCAGATGTAACTATGACATCTGATACTTCACTCAGTTTATTTATGAATACACGTAAATATCCAGCAGCGCCTGAAACAACAAAAGGTCCGTTTACTGTCACGCAATCCACAGAAAAAGTTAGTACAAGAGCCAAGGGGCGTCAGATAGCCTTGAAGTGGCAAAGCACTGGTACACTAGATCAATGGACACTTGGCGACTCTAGGATCAATACAAGAGAGGATGGACTAAGATGAGTGCTGGCCCATTAGCAATATTACGTTTGCCTACGCCACCTTCCGATTATCAACAAGGTTATATGGCTAGATTAACAAATACGCTTGAGCTTGAAAAACAAGCCACATATTTTGCGGCATCTCTTGGTTTAACTAATGCTGTAGACCAAGCTGAAGCAACTGCTTGGTTTATGACCTGATGGCTAACAACTACAAAAATGCCAAAGTTGATCTTACAACAACAGACATTACCACATTATATACATGTCCGGGCGCTACAACTACTATTGTAAAGTCCATTTTGGTATCTGAAGATAGCGGAAATGCAGACACAATTACAGTTACAATTACCAATTCAGCCAGTGCTGTTTTTAGCCTCTTCAAAACTAAAGCAATATCTGCTAATGCTACAACAGAGTTGCTGACTGCGCCTTTGGTTGTACAAGAAAGTGAAATTTTAAAAGTTACAGCAGCAACAGCAAATAGGCTGCATGTTGTGGCTAGTTTTTTAGAGGTGACTTAATGGCTATTACGATTGGTCCTGATGGAGAATTACAACTAGGCTCAACACTTGGCTTGCCTCCAGCCATGACTACACCAGTTGGAGCCTTGGCTGATATACCTCTTTCAGCACCAAGAGTTGATTTTACACCAGTTAAGAATGAAGAAGAAGGCACACTGACTATCCCGACAATAGAGCTTCAAACAAGGGATACTGGCCTTGGTTTGGGTGAATTACAAAAAGTATATGGCACAAAGTATATGCCAATGTTTCAATTTGTAGCTGCCCAACAAACAGGAACATACACTTTTGATCCCAATGAAAACGCCTTAGATCAGGAAAAAGTAGATGAACTTCGCCAAGAGTTTGAAGCAGAACATGGTTTATCAGCAGATGCTGCGTTTAATCAACAGCAAGAATTATTAAGGGCGTCACAAGGACTTGCTGGCGCTACAGGTGGACGTGTTGGTGCAACTATTGGAGCGGCTTTAGCTGGTGACGCATCTATAGAACAAGCTATTGGAGAAGGATTTAAATCTGTAAATCCATTCAGCTTTTTAGGTAAAAAAAGCACTGAAACATCTGCTGCTCAAGCTGGCAGAAACATTGCTGGAGGTTCAGAACTAGCAAGACCAGATGCACTTTTTCAAGGACCAATGCCTCAAGCTGAGGGATTTATTGGAAGAGTTGGAACAAGACTTAATCCGACTACTGATGCTGGTAGCGCCAATCTTAAAATGACTGGTGGTCAATTTGTTGGTGATTTTCTTGTGCAAATGGCAACAGGCGCAGATCCTATGGATGCAGCAAAAAGTGCAGGAAAATCTGCTGTTTTAAGTTATGTTGCAAACGCTATTATTCCGGGATCAGGGCCAGTTGTGGCGTTTTTATCAAAATTTGATATAGATCTTAACCCATTCGACTAAGGAGCATAAAATGCCGGGACATATGGAAATGAATAAAAAGCCTCCCATGCCAAACATGAGGGGCGCAAACATGAACCAAGGCCAAGACGTAAAGCGCAAGGCAGAAGCCAATATGATGAAAGCATCGCCTGAACTGGCTGCTATTCTTGTTGGCCGATTAAGCGCCATGACGCCAGAACAGCTAGATCAATTAGACAGGGCAATAACGCCAGAGGCAGCTAGAGCATTAATGATGTTACTTCCTGAACTGCGTGAGCTTATTCAGGCAATCCAGCAACAAGGTGGTCAGGCTCCACGCCGTGAGGCTCCACGCCGTCAGGCTCCACCACCACAGCCACAAATGGGCGCGTTAGGCGGTATGGCTTAATGATAAGATTGGCGACAGTCGAAGATCTTTCTGAGTTATACATGATGCTTCATGTTATGCACTCAGAAGCCAATGACGTATCGCCAATAAACTCTGAAAAGCTAACAAATGCTATATCTACTGCTTTGCACAAAGGCGTAGTTTTGGTTTTTGAAAAAGATAGAAAAATTGTTGGATCTATTGGCGGTATGGAAAGCACTGACTGGTGGTCAACAAAAAAATACTTATCTGATATGTGGTTTTTTGTTTATAAAGAACATAGAAAGTCAAAAGCAGCATTAACTCTTGTAAAAAGTTTTTTGCAAGTTGGAAAAGAAGCAAAAGTAAAAGTTAAATTAGGACATGTTTATTCTGGCGATCTTGACAGAAAAGACAATTTTTTTGAGCGACTTGGTTTGAAAAAAACTGGTTCGCTATATGCGGAGGCGTAAATGGGCGGTTTTTGTACACCATCTTACACAAGTTTGCCAGATGTAGATGAAGCAGTAAAAGGCACAGAAATACCAGAATGGGTTTCTGCTGCTGGTAGAACACTGTTTGAACGCGCTGCTCAAGTGGCAGATTCTCCATATCCAACATATACAGGTGAAAGAACAGCAACTTTTGATGGTGATAGATTAACAGCAGATGAACGCGCTGGTATGAACATTCTGCGCGAAGGTGCTGAAGATTTTATTCCATTTATCAATAGAGCCTCAAGCATTGCAAACACACTAGGACGTGGATACGACAGCTTTTCACGCGAAGAGCTTCTTGGAGATCCATACGCTGGAGCAACACGCGAAAGTCTTATTGGTGATTTTCAAACACTTTCTGCTGATGAGCTTCTTGGTGGTTATACAGGAGCCAGTAGAGAAGAACTTTTAGGTGATTATCAAGGAGCTAGTAGAGAAGAGCTTTTAGGTGATTTTCAAGGAGCTACTAGAGAAGAGCTTTTAGGTGATCAATTTAGTTTAGAATCAGCACAACCTTTCTTGGATATTTATCAAGGCGCACAAGACGCTGCTGTGCGTGAAATTGAAGAACAATCTATTAGAGCGCAAAATAGAGCAAGATTGGGCGCAGGAACAAGCGGAGCTTTTGGATCTAGACTAGGCATTCTTGAGGGAACTGCGGCTGGAGAAGCAAGTGAAGCGGCTGGAGATTTAAGGGCAAGAGCAGCGCGAGAAGGTTTAGGCTTTGCCACAGATAGATTTGACAGAGAACGCGCAGCAAGATTTGCAGCAGAAGATACTTTAAGTAGTCAAGCAGAAAGAGATCGTGCGGCAAGATTTGGCGCAGAAGATGTTATGCGCGGTCAATTTATGGAAGATCGTGCGGCAAGATTTGGTGCAGAAGATGTCATGCGCGGTCAGTTTATGGAAGATCGTGCTGGTCGGTTTTCAGCAGAAGATATGCGAAGATCACAAGCAGAAGCAGATCGCGGTGCAAGATTTGGCGCAGAAGATGTCATGTATGATCGATTTGGCGATCAACGCGCTGCTAGATTTGGCGCAGAAGAGGCGTTGCGTACAGGCTTTGAAACAGATGAAGCAGCACGTATTGCACAGATGGAATCATACAGATCAATGGCTCCACTGATTAGCGATCTTCAACAGCAAGCAGCAGCAGGATTAATATCATCTGGAGAAGCACAGAGAATACTTGATCAACGCGCACTGGATCTGGCCTATGCAGATTACATGGATCAACGCATGTATGATATGGATATGGTTAACTTCGCACTTGGTGCGCTATCTGGTACGCCATACAATGTTCTTAATAGATCACTTGGCCTTGGAGTAGACTTTGCGGCCAACCCAAGCATATACGGTCAAAGCATTTCAGCACTTGGTCAATTGGCATCTGCTTATGGCTATGCAA